CAAGCGACAGAGGCAGTCCCCTGCGATGTTTGTCCTGATTGTCTCCCACAAGCGGTCGCATTAACCCCCTGTGATGTTCGTCCTGCTTGAACTCCACAAGCGGTCGCATTAGCCCCCTGTGATGTTTCTCCTGCTAAATACCCACAAGCGGTCGCATTATCCCCCTGCGTTAGTTGTCCTGATTGTCTCCCACAAGCGGTCGCATTATCCCCCTGTGATGTTTGTCCTGCTAAATACCCACAAGCGACAGCATTATCTCCCTGCGTTTCTTGTCCTGCTAATCTTCCACAAGCGACAGAATTAACCCCTTGCGATACTTCTCCTGATTGAACTCCACAAGCGACAGAACCAGCCCCTTGCGATACTTCTCCTGCTTGATTTCCACAAGCGGTCGCATTAACCCCCTGTGATGTTTGTCCTGCTTGAACTCCACAAGCGGTCGCATTAGCCCCCTGTGATGTTTGTCCTGCTAAATACCCACAAGCGGTCGCATTAGCCCCCTGCGTTGTTTGTCCTGATTGTCTTCCACAAGCGGTCGCATTAGCCCCCTGTGATGTTTCTCCTGCTTGAACTCCACAAGCGACAGAATAATCTCCCTGTGTATTGTTTCCTGCGTTTTTACCAAATGCTACCTGTGTCTGTGTAATTTTCAAAGTATCAACCACATTAAAATCTCCTGTTGCTGGATTGACTGATATAGGATTTGTTAAAGTGTCTGTTCTTAAATCCAATTGTAATCCTGAACCACTTGTAAAAACTATGAAAAACGATGCGTCTGTATCCGTTTCAGTAATAGTAATCGTATTATCATATGCGGTTATTTGATTTGTTCCGTTTGAAAAATTAAGAGTTCCTAAATTCAATATATCTTGACCCAAAGCATTACCGCTGTCTGCTAATACATTCCCTAATGAGATTGCTCCTGGTTCTAAACCTGTAAAAGCGGTTTCCTGAATTGTTCCGTCTTCAAATCCCAAATTTTCTACCCCAGTAATATTATTCCCATTCATTAAAAGGTTGGTGTCTGCGTCAATTTTTAAATATCGTCCATCATATTCTACTCCTGAAAAAACCTTGCGGTTAAAAATGGGTAAATTTTCTGTGGGTGGGGGGTATGGTATTCCTGATGTCGCCATTATATATAATATGAATATATAATTATTTTGGTAATAAATATATATAATATGCTTAATTTTGCCCTAAATTACTTACGGCGTTGCTGTAAAAGACAATTGTGTGAGTATTCCACCAGCATTGATAATCCCACCTGAATTCTGTGATACATTGATACGGAATTGTCCCCCACTTGGTAATATAAACCCTGCCGTTGCCGTATTTGATGTATTCAATCCAACATTACTGGGATTGAATTGTGCTGCGAGATTAAAACCAGTTAAGTAATCCTCAATTATAATGGCGACATTAAAAGTTGAACCAGCAGACGAAAAAGTTGCTGTTGCTGATGCGTTGATTAGCATTGGAACACCGCTGGAATTGGTTATTAAACCAGTAAGAGAGTTTAAGGTCATACCATTAGTTCCCACTGAAATAGGACTATCCCATAATATCGCAGTGATAATTCCACTGCTTATATTTTGGCTCGAATTTTTTGCGTATCTGTAAAAGGTAGGAATGACTGATGATGCTGACGATGCCGTTCCGTAAAAAATCTCCTTGTTTGTTGTATCGTAATATAGGGCTTCCGTAGTTGTCCCATTCCTAATGGGCGAAATAAATAGTCCTGGGGTCGTTGGATTAAGTGCGACCCCATCACCAACAATACATATGCTATTAGCAGACCCATTTGTTGCTGATGCGTTTGTGCCGATAGCGACAGCGTTTGTCCCTATATTTCCACCAGCAGAATTTCCAATACAAGTAGCATTAAAACAATTCGACCCAGCATTAACTCCAATACAAATGCTCTGTGTAGCACTTGCTCCTGCTCCATTTCCTAAAATAACATTATTAGTTGAAAATGTAATACCACCAACGCCATTTATATTTTGCCCCATCGCATCGTCGCCTTGTATAAGCACTTGGTTAAGGTCTTCTAAACCAGTTCCTGTATAGGCTGTTGTTTGAATAGTGCTATCCGGAAAAAGAATTGAACCATCAGTATTAAATAACCAAGAAGATGCGTTGGAACTCAACTGAATACCTACATTTGAAACAAAGTCGTAATTACTAACACCTGTATATTGTAATGAATTTGGTAGAATATTTGTCGTATTAATATCTCCTGTTGTTTTGTTTTCATTAGATATTGTAAATGTTGGAGAAGATGACGATGTTGTTGGATTTAAACCTTGTATAGAACTCCTATATAATACATCATCGTAAAATAGTAGTAATTGTGATGGGAGTAATTGTGATAAACGAGTAGCGACACCTGCGACGGCAGTAGCAATGCTTGATAAATTATTGATTGCTTGAAAATTAGCATTGCCTCCTGCGGTTAAAACACTATTAATGTCTGGTGTGGCTGGGGGGTAGGAACTACCATTTATTGTTAATGTCGAAATATCATTTAAGTTTGTAATATTTTGTCCCATCGCATCGTTGCCTTGTATAAGCACTTGGTTAAGGTCTTCTAAACCAGTTCCTGTATAGGCTGTATTTTGTGTTGTTCCATCAAAGAATTTTAAACCATCATTCGTCATTAACTCCAACAGTCCTCCCACTTCAATAATATCATCTTCGGCATTCAATCTTATTCCAAAATCTTCAATCGCTCCCAAAGATGTAATCGCCAAATTTGCTCCTGTTAAATTACCTGTTGTGCTATATATCAAAGCATCGCCTAATTGGACGATTGAATTTATTTCGCCATTGGTTGCGGTTGGTAATATCGTTATTTGCGTATTGGTCGTTGGGTCAGTTCTGGTTGTTGCTCGTATAGCATATCCAGGACTATTTACAAGTATATTTAGGGCATCTTCGCCAGTATCAGTTTGCTCTAATGTGATTTTATCATTAAAAAATGATTGGTCGTTCGCTGTAAAAACACCATCTATATTCGTTGTTTCCATATTTTCCGTCCCTTGGGCGTCTGGAAATTGTAAGAAGAACTTTTTGCCCTCATCTAATGTAAGTCCTTCTCCCCCTGTTATAAAGTTCAATGGATTAAAAATAGCGACATTTTGATTTGGGGGTGGGTAAGAAGCCATTTGTCTATATATAGGATAGATATAATTTTATTAATAATAGGATTTATTCTTAAATTATATTCTCATCTTAATTATATAGATGCCTCCAAAGAAGATTAAGAATGATGGAAAACCAACAGGACTGATTGAAAACTTGTATGAAAAGATACCAAAAGAACTACTGGATAAGGTTGATAATCCTAACTTTAATTTACATCGCCTAAAACTACCATTCCGTATGTGTATAGTCGCCCCTTCTGGTTCAGGTAAAACCAATTTTTTAATTAATCTCCTTTCTATAATGAGTTCAGGTAAGGGAACATTTGCGTCAATTCATATCATCACCAAGAATGCTGACGAACCGCTGTATAAATGGATACAATCAAAAAGCGACCAAATTATTATAAAAGAAGGACTTTCTAATACTCCCCCTTTGGATAAGTTTGATAAAGAGTTGAACCATTTGGTGGTATGGGACGACTTGGTATTAGCAAAGGATTTGAGTATGGTTGAAAATTATTATATCAGGGCGAGAAAACTGAATGTGTCCGTTATATTCATTAGTCAAAGTTATTTCAAAATCCCTAAAATTATTCGTAATAACTGCTCTTATATGGTGTTGTTAAAATTAAGCGGAAACCGAGAAGTCAATATGATTTTAAGCGAATTTGGTTTAGGTGTTTCAAAAGAACAACTAATAGCATTATATGAATTTGCTACAAGAGAAAAGTTTAGTCCGTTGCTTATTGATTTGGAAGCCGATAAAGACAGCCGTTTTAGAAAAGGGTTGATTGATATAATAAGTATTCCAGAGTAATTGATGTTTTTCCTTTTTAAGTATTTAAAAAACTACTAAAATAGATGTTTTTTGAAAAATAAAATATTAATTTTTATTTTATTTTTTTTGTGCTTCATCTTCATCTATTTTTCTCATATTTTCCCAGTATATTTTAGCAGTATCGCATATATTTATAGGTGTTAATTTCCCTTTTTTTTCCTCTACATATTTTATCATTTTTCTCGCTATATTTTGACCCCTTAACCAAGTGTTTATAAATTCTATATCGTTGTTTTTGTTAATAAACATATATGCTAATATTATCCGTTCGCCGTAATCATCGGTATAAGCGACCCACAAACCCTTTAAATGATGGTAGTTCCCCGTATATTGGTATAAGCATCTTTGTAATTCATCGTTTTTAAGTTTATCTATAAAGGAATAATATTCGGTTGAACTTTGTTTTAAACGATTATATTCGCTATATTTAATTTTCATCGTCCTATATATATATAATACATATATTCTTTATATTGTTTTTTAATATATATCTTAATTATTAATATAAACTTTTCCTAAAATAAATAAAATAATATATATATATCTTAATTTGCCCTATTACCAAAGTAATACCCCAGCCCAAAACCCAGGGCTTCCTATTTTGTCTATATTGCGTCTGTGTCGTATATGGTATAACCTGCGTCGCTCGTCTGCGTAGGATTTCCCCCTTTCTTGTATATATGTGGGATAGTCCTTATATCCCATTGCTCCTATTGATGCTATTTTTTCGCCGTTTTTAAATACATCTATCTTCTTCTTGCTGTTTGTAGATGGCTTTACTTTTACTCCGTATTCCTTCGCTCGTTGTATGGTATAATCTGTTATTTGATACATATTATATTATACTGATATTTTATTTCTTAATGCTCCGTTTCAGTATCCAAATTTGGATATTTTTTTATATAACAATCATAGCAAATATCATCATATTCAATTTGGGGGGTATCACAACCACAAGTTAAGCAATAGTCGTCATCGGTCTGTTCCATCTTCTTCTATACACTATATAAATTGTATTATATTGTATTATATTGTTTTTATATTCGTTTTCATTTTATATAATATAAACATTATATACTATTCATTAATATAAATACCTAATACCTAAAAGAACCTACGATTTCAAAGAGTGTCTCTACGAGGAAGAATTCCTGGAATAGGTCTTGGTTCTAAAAGTTATTTTAGGTATTAGGTATTTATAAGAACCAATAATATAAAACATTATATACTATTCATTCTTATAAATAACTAAAATAACTAGAATAACTAGAATACCTAAAATAAACAAGAGTGTATATACGAGGGAGTAAAAACTACAAAAGGTTTTGAAAAGATAGGTATTTTCCCTATATTTTAGGTATTAGGTATTTATAAGAACCAATAATATAAACATTATATACTATTCATTAATATAGATACCTAGAATAACTAAAATACCTAGAATAACTAAAATAACTAGAATACCTAAAATAAACAAGAGTGTATATACGAGGGAGTAAAAACTACAAAAGGTTTTGAAAAGATAGGTATTTTCCCTATATTTTAGGTATTAGGTATTTATAAGAACCAATAATATAAACATTATATACTATTCATTAATATAAATACCTAGAATAACTAAAATAACTAGAATACCTAAAATAAACAAGAGTGTCTCTACGAGGAAGAATTCCTGGAATAGGTCTTGGTTTCAATAGGTCCTTTTAGGTATTAGGTATTTATAAGAACCAATAATATAAACATTATATACTATTTATTATTATACAATACCTAAAAATAACTAAAATAACTAGAATACCTACGATTTCAAAGAGTGTCTCTACGAGGAAGAATTCCTGGAATAGGTCTTGGTTTTAATAGGTCCTTTTAGGTATTAGGTATTTATAAGAACCAATAATATAAACATTGTTAAAAAACAATATAAAGAAATCACCTTAATTATATATATAAGATGGAAACAGATTTGAATACAAAGATGACCCAAAGAGAATATATGCGTTTGTATAAGCGTAAGCAATACGCAGAAAAACCTGATGATATTAAAGCAAAGAATAAAGCATATTACGCCAAATACAAATATGGAATGAGTAGCGATGATATGAAGAAGTATGATACATTACTTCCATTGGTAAGCAAAATAAAGAAGAATTGTGAAGAATTGAAGGAGAAGAATGTTGCGTTTTTAAAAGATATATTAGCACTGGTTTTAGGACAAGTGGATTGCTAATAAGTATATATAATATATATACCAAAATTTATATTATAAAACATTTAGGGAATTTATAATATAAATCAATATTTAATATTGAAATTAAAAATCAATATAAAGAAATTATTATATAGAGTATATATATAGAGATGGAAGTTATTAAGCAACTTATTAAAGACAAGTTTTTACTTTTCAATGTTGGCGACAACAAAGCCCCAGTAGATAAGAGGGGGAATGGTATGAGTGGTTGGATAAACAAGTCATATGATGAATTGTTAAAGGAACACAACTATAATAGCAACCTTTGGGGTATGTCGTTGGGATTACAACAAAACGGCAGACGAATAATGTCGTTGGATTTTGATGTCTATAATAAGAAATCACCTGATGGAAATTGCGAAATAACATTAGGAAAGTTGAATGAATATTTAGAAGGTTGTTTAAACAAAGATGGAATGTATATCAGTTCTACGGAAGGAAATATGAATGTATTGGTAGATTACACATATAGACAAGATATAATAGATATGGTTGTAAAACTGGGTTCTAATAAGTTCCAACACAGCGGTTTAGAAATCTTATTAGGAGGAAACCAAGTTATTCCACCAAGTCAAACACAATGTAAAAGGACTAAATTATTAGGAAAACCAAGAACATACCAAAACAATCAACCATTTTACGAAATCACAAGCGATGATGATTTTACGGCTAATTTCATCATTAATTTATTCAATATCAAATTCCAAGAAAACCAAACTACAAAAATAAAAACAAAGCCAAACGGCAGATACAACGAAAACCAATCAGTAATCCATACCGATACAACCGATACAACCGACAGCGACAGCAAAACAGATGATGAAACCGAATATGATGATAAATTTTTAGAATTGTTGTTTAAAATAATCAAAAACGAAACAAAAAAAAGTAAAAAAGTGATTGATTGCGAAACAATAAAAGTAATTAATTGGGACACTTGGTTTCAAATAGCAGGAATATTGCGTTATAACAATTACGATTTTAAAATATTTCAAAAATATTCCAAGTTAGGAAGCGACTACAATGAAAAATCAACAAAGGAACTATGGAAGAGTTTAAAAAATGGCGATAAGACAATGTCTATATACGGCTTACAAAATATAGCAAAACGATTAAATCCGTATGGATATAGGGAATGGTTAGATAAGCACAATGAAATCTTACATCTGGGGATTTTAAACAAGGGCGAGAATGATGTAGCCATATTCATATCACATTTTTTAGAAACCAATTTGGTTTATTGCGTAAAGGAATGGATACATTTTAACGAAAAAACCAATCTATGGGGCATTATACCTGAACCAACCGCATATATAATCACCACAATTCAATCCAAAATAAGCGAAGCACAATCATTCACACTACAAGAGATGGGTATGACGACTGATGAAGACAAACTGGGTAAATTAAGAAAAGAAAAAAGAGAATACGACGATGAGTATAAGATGGTTTGTAAATCGTCATATAGTAGTCAGGTAGTAAAATTTTTGAAGACCTATTTAAGAAACGACGATTTTACAAACGGATTAGACGAGGGTTTATACAAGTTATTTTTTAGAAACGGATATTTGGATTTAAAAACCTACACCTTCGTAAAAGGAATAAAGCGAAGCGATTTAATTACAAAAACTATTCCGTTTGACTGGGAAGAACCGACCGAAAAAGATATAGCCGAAGTTCGCACAACACTCAAAAAAATATGTAATTGGAACGAAGAACATTTGGAATATTATTTGAGTATGTTAGGATATACCTTTACTGGCGATTGTTCCAAAGAACAAAACTTTTGGTATTTACGAGGACAAACTGCGTCCAATGGTAAGTCCGTTATTTTTGAAACATTGGAAAAGATAATGCCGACATATGTAATGAAAGCAGGTAGTGATGTTTTAGATAAGGGTGCTGATATGCGTAAAGAAGTAGCAACTTGGAGAGGACTGAAATTGCTTTGGTTGAATGAGGTAAGCACCAAAATCAAAAATGCCGAATTGGTAAAATCAATATGCGACGGAACAGGTTATAAATATAACCGATTATATAGCACAGAAGCAATTGTAATGCCTATTACATTTAAACTGATTGCGGTTAGTAATAATTCATTGGTTATTGCTGGGGACGCAGGAATAACCAGAAGGTTCAGGTTATTACAACACAACTCACAATTTAAAGACGATTACAAGGAGGACAATTACGAACGATTGGAGTTCAAGAACGATAAGGAATTATCTACAAAATTAACAGGTGAATTGAAGTTCGCACTCATTTCATTAATTGCTACATATTCAAACGCATACTGGATTGAAAAACAATTAAAAAAATATCCAATTGAATGGAACGAAGAAGCCAGTGAGAATATGGCTGAAAACGATATATTTACTGAATGGTTTGATGATACATTTGAACGAGATGTAGGATATTTTATACACAAAGAAGATTTTAATAGTGTTTTTCAACATTCACCAGTTAAGCACCTGAAACCGAAGGACGAAGTAGCAAGAATGAAATATGGTTGTAGGTATGAAAGTCAAACGATAAAAACCATATCAATAATGAACGGCACAAAAACCATTAAGAAAAAGGGTTATTGGTTAGGGTTCAAGTTAAAAGAAAGAGAAGAAAAATTAGATGAAGCAGATGATGTTTAGGAAAATTAGATAAAAGTTAATTCTTTAATATTTTTATCTAATGTTAATATATAGATATGAGTTCAATACTTTTAGCAAGTAGCGACCCAAACGATTTGGAGCAATTAACCGAAGACCGATTGTTTCCATCATACAACACAACCGAAACCAAAATAGAACTACCATCTACACCAACGGCAGAACAAGACACAATATATTTAGAGAAAAAAGAAAGAGCAATGAAATCAAAAATTATTGCTTTGGAACATATGGGGAAACACCCATTAACAAATCCATCATCATTTAGCAGAAGAGATAAGGAACGCTTACTAAAAATAATGCGAGAATGGTTTGATAAGACCGATGAAGAACTCAATGCCGAGTTTAATGATGTAGTTATTGATAAGGTATTGAATGAAACCAATGATTACGAAAAATACAGAATATCAAACAATGCTATTACATACCCAGAGCAACCGCCAATGAATACTGATATAGCAGGAAACCAAATTAAAACGGGAGCAAGTGCCGTCCCAATTGAACCAATGCCTTTTGGAATACTATAATTAAGCCCTCTTTATCAAATCTAATTAAAAAACTATATATTACTTTTTTATCTAATGTAATGTATATATAATGAGCGGACAACCTTTGAAAAATCCACTGGACGCATCAAAGTTTAGGGAAGCCTATATGGCGAATTTAGACCTACGAGCAAGATTAGACGACACCAACTTACAGGCGAACAAGAACTACAATAGAACAGGGCAAACGCCAGTAGAACCGAGTGATTTTAGGACAAGTGAAGAGAAATTAGCCGATGTAGCAAGATTGAGAATTGAAGTTAGACAGCGTTTAGGAGAAATTGCGGACGGACAACAGGCGAACAAAATAGCACAGGTATTAACCCAGCGAGAATTACAATTTTACGCACAGCAATACCCAGAAATCAATGCTATAATAAAACCGAGATATGCTTTGGGGGTTTTAGCCGATATATTTGTTCCATTCCTACAAAACTATATGACCGATACAAGTTCAAATTTAGGCGTAGCATCAGGATTACAGCAAGTTTCAGGACGAAATATGTTGTTGAGCGGACAAAATATATCAATAAATTTAGCAAGGAGTGAGGATTACGCAGAACTATTAGCAGAAGCACCTGAATTAAGCAGAGCAATTGGTAATATAAAAAGAGTTATTCCACCACCAAATTTATATGATATGATTGCTACTAATGCTAACGCAGACCAACAACAGGAATTATTACAAGAAGCGAACAATTTAATAAGCAATTTACCAACCTTATCCCAAATTAAAAAGGCGATTGATGATATAAAACGAGTAAAAAATATTAGAACCTATGATGGAAGCCGAGATATGAACGCTTACGGCGTAGCATTAGAGCGAGTTAGGGAATTAATAGAGCCGACCGACGATGCTTTAATACAAGCAAATAATTTAGCATCAGTTATAGGGTCAAAACGAGAAGCAACTAAAATAACGGCAGGACGAAAACCGAAAGTAGATATGCGAAATGAAGGAGATGACGAACGACCGCCGATGCCGTCTGGCGATTTCAATATTCTAACAATGAGGTCATTAGTTAATAAATCAAGCAAAAAAGCACTGATAAAAGCGTTAAAGGAATTACACAACACAAAAGGAGGGGTTTTAACACCTGACGAACAGACCAGTTTAGATGGAATGAAATTAAAAGAAGTCAAAGATTTTGTTAATGATAATATGGATAGAATACGCAGAGCAGTAGGTATGAAAGGAACAGGTTTATCAGTCAAAAAACCGAGATTGGATATTATAGATAAAAATTCTGTTGATTGGGAAGGCGGAGTAAAAGCGACCCAGCGTTTTGTTCCATTTGGTAGGTATATAATTAATACGCACCGATTAAATGACGACATTGTAGCCATCAAACGACACAGAGGCGGTTGTTTAAAAGAATTTCCAAGCACAAGAATTAGCAATAGATTAGGTTGTATCATTAGGGAGATTGTAGGCGGAGGCGTTCCAACATTTAATGATTTAGATGAATTGAATGATAATGAACGAGCATACTTACACAAAATAGCAAAGTCAAGTAATATATTAGAGAGATTGAGTATTCCAGCACCTAAAAAGAGCGAAATAGACAAGGAACTTAACGAGTTTGAAATCTTAAAGGGGCAAATTATAGCAGGAAACGACAATAAAGATGTAATCAAAAAATTTAAGATGCTTATTTTGAAGTTGAGTAATAAAAATATCATACCTAAACCGCAAGTGAGAGAGTTGTTGTTTGATTTAACAAATATGGGTTATTAAGAGCAAAAAAAGTTATATTATTTTCTAATGTAATTATATATTAGAAGATGAGCGAAAGTGGATATTATCCAGTAGTTGTTAATCCAGGTGTAAGACCACAAACAAGCGACCAGCCCCCCTTTTTTTTTGGAGGAAGTCGAGTTCCATTTGATTTAGGAATGATTGGACGAGGTATTAAAGGCACAACATCACTTACAAATAAAGGAGATTTAAACTTTACAACCAAGAAAGGCGATAAGGTGTTCCATAGAGGAGGGCATTCTTTAAAAATATATGGAAAGACCCCCTATATGAGAAAGTAATTAATTATTGAATTAATTTAGGCGATATAACAAAAATATTATATGTTTGTATAATATAGATGCGAACAATAGTGTTGAATAGAGGCAATTTAGTAGGCGACGGACAGAATAATAAAATGATTTATCAGTTTCCAGGTTCAGTATTATTTCAGGACACTTATATTGCGGTATCTCAAATAAGTATGTATTACTCTTGGTATAACATATCACAAGCACTACAAAATAACATATTACAATACACTTGGCGAGTTGGTGCGACAACCAACACTTTTACAATCACAATTCCTGATGGATTGTATGAAGTCGCCGTATTGAACGAATTGCTACAATATTCTTTTATTGAAAACGGACATTATTTAGTGAATGCGTCCGGACAAAATGTATATTACGCCGAAATACTTGTAAATCCCAGCAGATACGCAGTTCAATTGAATACTTTTTTAGTTCCTTTGGCTTTACCAGCAGGTTGGACTGAACCAGCAAGTTGGACTGGATATCCAACGGCTACTTTTAATCCCCAGTTCATATTACCAGCAAGAGTGAATGAGTTGTTAGGTTTTTCTGTTGGTTTCACCACAGATGCTAATACAAGCAATGCGTATGTCCCGCCATCAGGTCAGGATTATATCAGTAAATTAGCAAACGGCACTTTGTCGTATGTTAGCACAACCGCTCCTGATATTCAACCTAATTCATCTATTTTGGTGTCTGTAAGTAATATAGACAATCAGTATTCCCAACCTTCTTCTATTTTATATTCAATTGTTCCTAATGTTGCTATTGGTGAATTAATTAGTGAAAAACCGCCCCAGTTTGCTTGGAATAAGTTAATTAATGGAACATATAACCAACTTCGTCTAACCTTTTTAGGAACAGACCTAAATCCTATTAAAATTAATGACCCTTCTATAACTATTCTATTGGTGTTAAAAGACAAGGGAGAGATTTAGAGAATATTGCCTTTTTATTTTATAATTATTTTGTTGCTTAATTATATAATGAACGACCCAATTACCGAACAATACTTAAACCGAGTATATGATGAGTTCCAACGAGAGCAAATGAGATTGATGACGGAGTTCAAGAACGATGCTGGGATTGATGATAAGGATATACAAAAACAGATTACGATGTTGAATTCATTAACAATGAGTATATTGAAGTTTAGGAATTTAAAAAAATCCATTATAGAAAAAAAAAATAATTGTTAAGTATATAGAATGCCTACAACTCTTGTTTATACACCGATGATGAAACACAGTGGATTTTCAAGACATACCAGAGGACGAATGGGAGGCAGTGGTTTTAGTCCGTTGCTTTTGGACGGTGGTTTAGGCGGTGGTTCATCTTATTCAAGTATAGATGAATATATTGCTACAACAGGGCGTAATCCTGGAAGGGTTGCTGGAAATGGTTTAGGAAAATCATTTACGGATAAACTTGGAGGATTGAATGCTATAAAACCTGAAACAAAATCCAGAAAACCAAAAAACATTAATTTTTCTCTTTAATTAGATGAAATCATTTAGACCAAATAATAGCAATATTCCAAAATAATAATCTTTTGTAATATTATAGATATGTCCTGTGATAAACTCGTATTTGATTTGTCCCAAGAGGTGGAGGGTTCTCCCAGCGTTTTCGTAAAAAAGGATTGGTTGAATATTTTAGACAACCAAAACTCTAATTACAACAGCAATCAATCTGTTATAGATACTTCCCAACTTTCTAATAGCAATAAGTATATGTCTTACAGAGAGGCATATTTAGCAGTTCCTATGTTGCTTACTCTCGCAACAACGGATTTAGCAACTGCTGGAAATTTCCTACCTGCTACTGGTGCGACAAGTGCTGATTACGCAGTGGGTCTTAAAAACTGGTTCGGTCAAATCGTTCATTCCCTAACTTTGGATTACAACGGAACAACAACTATTCAACAAACACCATACTGTAATATGTGGAATTCATTCAAATTAATGACTTCGTTTTCTTGGAATGATGTATGGACGCAAGGTGCTACTATTGGGTTCTATCCTGATGACCCTTTGGCGTTCAAGTTCATTAAAAACGGCACTGCTACTTCATCTGGTATGGGTGTTTGTAATAATTCAACGGCTGGTGCTTTTGCTACTACCAGTGGTGCTTTTAATACTTATAGTTTAGGAAAAGGTAATGATGGTTTCGTAAAACGCCAACAATACATCGCCTACGATGCTGATGGTGTTTCAGGTGATGGAACATACGGAACTGATTTAATTTCTTCCTCTTCAAGCAGTCAAATATGGAAGTCCTATATTTCCAATAAAATCAACGGCGTTAATGCTACTACTCCTGGTGTTTTTCAAATTTCTATAATGGCTACCATCTATTTAAAGCATCTTCATTCATTTTTCGCATCTATTCCTTTGCTAAAAGGTGCTTATATGAAATTAACGCTCAATCTCAATAATACGACTACTCGTTTTAATACGACTGGTGGTTTGATGACTTTGGTCTCTGTCTCTAACGCAGTTGGTGGTGTTAATCCTTTGATGATTGCGGACAGCACCGCAGGACAGGGTGGCGTTGCTTTGGGTGCTTCTACATATACCGCAAATCTTTCAGTTGGGGCAAGATGTCTTGAACCGTCGCTATCTTCTCTTGTTGGCGTTCAAGAAGGTGGTGTCGCTCGTTCCGTTTATTTGTATCTTCCTTCTTATTCATTTAACCCTGTTTTTGAGAGTGCTTATTTGTCTTCTCCTATTAAGCAAATTAAATATACTGATATTTACCAATACCAAGTCAAAGGCGTTCAAGCAAATACTGGAATAGTAAATCAACTCATCACTAATGGTATTGCTAATATTAAGAGTATTTTGGTTGTCCCATTTTTCGCAGACCAAGTGGCTCATTCAGGTCTTCCTTCTGGTATTCCTGTATATCAGTCCCCATTTGACCCTGCTGGTTGCGGTGCTACATCACCTATGATAAACCTAACAAATTTCAATGTGGTTGTTTCAGGGCAAAATGCTATTTACAATACCCAGCGTTATTCGTTTGAGGAGTTCAATAACCAACTTTACGGCGTTAATGCTGTGAATGGTGGTATGACTGACGGACTTACCAGTGGTCTTATTGATAGATTAGGTTTTGATATGGAATTTGGATATTACTATATTGATTTAAGTAGAATGTTGCCTGTTGAGGAAAGCGTCCCAAAATCCATTCAACTTATAGGACAGAACCTTTCACAGAGCAATATTGACCTATTTTGTTTTATTGAATACGGCGTTTCCGTTTCCGTCGATATTTTGACTGGCGTAAGAGTTTAATAAACATTTAGGGAAAAATAGGCATTATTTTTAGTTAAGCAAAAGTCATTATTTTTTTTCTAACACTATAATATATATGGATAGTGTTAGAATAGACGCATCACCCAAACAACTTTCAAAGTTAAGAAACGGACACAAGGTAAGAGTAAAACCTGCTATGGAAGGCAATGGTGTTTGTATGGTAGTTAGACCTGAAACATATAATACACTTACAAGAGCGTTTGGACGAGGTAAAGGCGTTGAACTCGCATTGTCGCCAGATGAAATTTTAGCAAACCAACAAGCGTCTTCAAGTATGGAAGGACAGGGAATATTTGGTAAGAAGTTTGACCGCTTTTTAGAAAAACGAGGTATTAAAAACGCCGTATATAAATTTGGTGATGTTCTCAAAGGTGGTGTAAAACAAGGTATAGATTATACAAGAGGACAAGCACCTGAATTAGGAGCAACGGCAATGCGAGAGTTAGTAAAAGCAGTAGGCAGACCTGAATTAGCAACATACGCCGAACCCATTGGAAGGGCTGGTGCTGATTATATCGCAGGTAAAACGGCAGGTAGAGCAAAGGGTTATTTAGACAATCCCGAAGGACGAGGTTTTTTTGGTGATATGTTGAAGAAAGGATTGAAAACATTAGCCCCATTAGCAATTGATGCTGGGGCTAAATTCGCAAAGGAAAAACTCGCAGGTAATGGTTTCGTTTCTAATATTGGAGGAACGAACGGAAGTGCCGTTCATCAAGCAAGAACATTAGCACAACAAGTAGAACAGATGAGAGCATTAGAAGCCTTAAATCTCGCAACTGGTATGAATACTGGTTATATGGGAAGGGCTGGATTAGGAACGGCAATGGCGAACGCAGACCGAGCCAAGTTCGTTAAAGGAGGAGTGAAGCAAGAATTTGCTGGTAGAGCCATTGGTTCATCAAGAAACCGCTTATCAAGTGATATGGAAGTTTTACGAGGTATTAGAAAAAGCGGAGGACAAATTGGAGCAATAGGACAGGGTGTTCTTCCACCTGCTTTACAGAGCCAACCATATAGTGAAAACTTCCAGTTCCAATATACACTACCACCTGCTTTCCAAAGGGTTAGGTAAATTGTTTATTTAGTAATATATGTTGAAATTAATTATCTTATCATATATTATAGAATGTCTTTAACGGATACGCAATTGAAGGATTTAGCAAAGGCAATGGAATTTCCATTAGCAAAAATATCGTTTAAGGACGAACTACCGAGTAAATTGGAAATGAATAAAGGTTATATAATTAACATTGAAGATGCCGAAGATGAAGATGGAAACGCTAATGGAGGAACTCACTGGACTTGCTTACAAATAAATAAGTATCCTAATGGAAAAATTGAAGGAATTTATTTTGACCCTTATGGCGTTGGTATGCCCCAAGATGTGGAAAAGGCTGTAATTAAAACAATAGGGAAGAAAATACCGCATTCTACAAAAGATATTCAAAGTTTGATGAATAACGCCTGTGGTTATTATTGTAGTGCTTTTTTACACTTCATCAATTCATCGCAGTATAGAACGAAAAACTTATACGAAGATGTAAGTAATTTTTTGGATATGTTTGATGACCTGAATAAGAGTATAGATTTCAAGAAAAACGAATATATATTGAAACACTTTTTTAGAGCAAAAGATGAAAAGAAACGCATACCTGTTGAAATTGAGAACATTACTGACGCAACTACTGGAAACGGAAAAGATTTAACAAAAATACCTGTTGATGTAAAGATGATGTAATGTTTATATGACGCATTCTTATAAATACCTAATACCTAAAATATAGGGAAAATACCTATCTTTTCAAGACCTTTTCTATATTTCCAGCCTCGTAAAGACCACTCTTAAAACTTTTAGGTATTTTAGAATTCTAGTTATTCTAGTTATTGTATAATAATAAATAATATATAATTAGTTATTATTTTGTAATGTATTATTAGTCCTTTTTAACATATGTGTTAAGCATACTGGAAGATGAACCCATATCTTCCATTGTTTCATCAATATCGTTCTTTTGTTTGATAGTATCGCCAAATTTATCGGTTAAATATGTATGACGCAATTGATTAACACCCACTTTTTTCCCATCAAATATGCGGTTAAGACGCTGGTTCAGTTTTACAGATGAGAGTTTATTCATATTCGCATCAAATAGCAAGTAATCGGTTGGATTAATTTTCGCCCATTTCATTATAATATTTCTTAATTGAACTGGAATATCTACCTCTTGTCTGCCGTAAGTTTTGGCGGTCTTATATGAGTTAAAAACAAACTTGTTCTTATCCATATAATTATCTTTTTCTTTATCAACATTGCGTATTTTAAAATCAACAAAATCCTTACTGCGTCTTGGCTTTATATATACAGACCCCAATACAGCCATTATAATAAAGTTTTGGATTTGTTGTAAATCACTAGTAGTTATATTCTTTTTTTTCATTACCAGTTCAGCATTGCGTTTAAGGTCATCAAAAACCGCTTTTACATCACTGGTTTCAACCCAACTGGCTTCCTGTTGCGGTGTCTTTTCTTGTTTCGAAATATCCTTATTGTAATCTCTCACATCACTCGCCATCAAATCTCTATAAGGTTTCTTATCCGTTATAATAACTAAACTGCTTAAAATCGTTTTTCTACGGTTAGGGGGCATATCTGCTAAATATTTAAGGACTGGTTCGGTTTTTTCAAATTGGTCTAAATTAACAACACCATCGCCAAATACTCGCTTATATAAGTTTTTCAAGATGGAAGCATAGGTAGTTATTGAACTCGCTGAAAGGGTTGGACGCTTTTTAGAAATGTATTCCTTAATATCGTTCATCTATATAATTAAGATGAGATAAATATTTAGAAGGTTTTAATTAATTGTAAATATTAATTATTAGTTTAAATGATAATTAATAAAAATATTTGTATAGTATATAAGATATGGAAAATCCCAAGTTAAGGAGTTTCAAGAATGATTTAGCATTTGGTTTAGCAAAAGAGTTGGAAGTTGTTGATTTATTAAAGATGAACTTTGATGGAGAAGTCGATATTAAGAATACAAAAGATTTGTATGATGACGAATATTATCCATATGATTACGAAGGTTTAACTACTGGTATAACTTTTGAATTGAAATCAAGACGAGTTAAGAAGTATCAATATGATACAACCATTATTCCTGTGAATAAGATTAGGGATAATCAAATACCGCCCCAAATGTTTATTTTCAATTTTACTGATAATTGTTCTTATATTGAATATGATAAGGAAAAATTTAGTAAATATAGAATTGGTAATGTATCTACAACCAGATTTGGTAAGGTTGATTTACCTAAACCTCACTATTTCATTCCTGTAAATCATTTGACGGATTTAATACAAATATATGAAAGTTAATATTGTATATACATTAATACATTATTAAGCAATTACTTTATTTATATTAATATAAACTAAATATTAATATATATTATTGAATTATAGTTGTTTAAACTCATATAAGCATTAATAAAATTAATTTTATTAATGCTTTATACACTATTTTACTATATTATATGATGATTTACCTTAATAATCATATAATAGTTATATAACTATATCAAATACTTAACAATGGGTTAATGTATATACAATATTAATTATCGTTTATAATTATCTACCATCGTTGTTAAAAGATGTTTCATTAATCTACTTGGAATACTATATCGTTGTTCTATGGTTGGTAAATCTTGAACTGATATAATTTTATCAGGGTTAGGACAAGGTGCTACTTCTTTTAGACCCAATCCATTTGGAATATTTGTAAAAAAGTCTGTTAGTTTCCTTTTGAAATCACCATAGGCACAATATGTCGTAGTGTTCCTAATAAGTTTTTTTACTTTTTTATCTTCTCTCATCATTCCTTTTGGATTTTCCATTACAAATATAACATTAGGATTTAGTTTTTCAATATATTTAATAATATCTAATGTCCTGTATAATATTTTTGTTCCTTCCTTTGCTCTATCACTATAAGGTTCTGCTGTTTTTGTATTTCGTTCTTTTAGTGGATATGCTAATGGTGAGTAAGTATTACAAGGTGGGGACGCCCATATTAAATCAGGTATAAAGTCATTTTCTTCAAACCATTTTTTGTAATTCCATTTAAGTATATCAGTTAATATATCAGGTTTATATTTTTCTAAAAAATCCAAACTTTTTACTTCCATACCCATTTTCTTTCCCACTTTTCCTACTGAACCTGTGCCTTTAAAAAGTTCCAGTAGTTTTATCTTTCGCATACCACTACCTTCAATTCTATTTACGGACGATGAAGTTATCGCCCCAGTTAGTTTTTTCTTCGCAATTCACTCGCAATCGTCATTGCTTCCTTATAAGATACACCTCGCTCTCGTTGAACCTTCTTAACCAACTCAAACCAAGCATTCGGTTTCTTCATACCAACCCCAGCACTTCTGGCTAATGCGTCAGCCCCTTTGCTAATCAATGGCGTTGCTAATGCTCCCAGTTCAGGTTGCCCTATTACATCACCAGCCAAATTAGCCAAAGCAGGTAGTCCTTCCCTAATAGCAAACCCAGCAATTGGTTTTAATACACTTTTGCTAATTGTTTTTCCAGCCTTTTTGAACCAGCGTCCAATATCGCCAAATATTCCCTGTCCGCTCATACCCATTTGTAATTGATGGCTCATTACTCGTCTAATATGGTCGTTCATTTCAGCAATTTTGGGGTCGCCAGTAGGATTATATATAGCACCTCCGCACATCGCACAATGACCCCCTCCACACATACCAGTCCCCATTATTCTATTTTTTGCGTAATTAGCCCCAGCATCAACCGCCATATTAGCACCACTTTTCAAAGCACTTTTTGCTAAATCGCCAAAAAAACCATTTCCAGATATTTCTTTTATAGCATTTTCAATCTCTTCTCGTTGGTCTTCGTTCATATTAATTCCCATACTTTTCATCATATCCATTCGCTCCAAATGTTTTTTTAGTTTTTTCAATTGAGTTTCTTCCGCAGGTGTTAATACTTTTGGAATTTTTGGAACAGGAACAGAAACAGAAGCAACAGATTTCTTACTTTGGCGTTTAGATGATGGAATATATCCATCTTTAATACGAGGGTCGCTCATAGCACAGCCGTAAGTCATATTGTTCTTTTTAGCAAAAGCCCTAATATGTTCTACCCAACGATTACCTACGCCAGTCCCCATTATTCTATTTTTTGCGTAATTAGCCCCAGCATCAACAGCCATATTAGCACCACTTTTCAAAGCACTTTTTGCTAAATCTCCAAAGAAGCCATTACCATACATACCATCACCAGCATACATACCATTACCATACATACCATCACCAGCATACATACCATTACCATACATACCATTACCAGCATACATACCTCGTCCAGATGGTTCAGCCATACCTGCGTAAAGTCCCATACCCATTTCGCCATTCATTTTGCTCTTTTTAGGCATCTCTATATTATCAGTTGAGATATTATTTTTCTGTTTTTTCAATAAAACATTTAAATAAAATCTTGCTCGTTTAATAGTTCTCGGTTTAAATTTTTCAGGTGTCTTCATTATCATATTCGCAAACTTCTCTAAATCTTTTAATGGTTTTTTTTCGGTTCTATTATATTCCTTAAATTGTTTGCTAAAAGAACCCCATTTTATATCTTCAAAATCAATCGGCTGGTCTTCCATACCACCGCCTTCTATTTTGCGTTTAGTTCCCTTATCCAATTGGGGTCTGTATGCGACTGGTCGTTGAATAACTTGCGGTTGTGCTATTGTCGTTGTCGCCCTTGCGGTTGATGGTGCGGTTGCTGTTGCGGTCTTCCTTTTTTTACCACTATCAATAGAAATGTTCGCCATTATATTTGATAATTCTTCATCGCTATCTTCATCATCGCTTAAACCTCCGCCTTGTAGTTTGGATTGTCTGCGTTTTTCAGTTCGTTTTTGGTTCGCTATTTTATCCTGTTCTTTTTTTGCTTGTTTTCTTGCGTCTTCGTCTTCACCATATTTATTTGGTCTTCCTTTTGGTTTAGCCATTAATTTCTTTGCGTCCGCCTTCCGCTCTCTATTTATTTCAATGTTTTTCATTAGTTTTTCAGGTCTTCCTCGTTCTTTAACTTCGCCCATTGTTATTTTTGGTTTGTCTTTTACACTACGACTATCTGTTTCTATTCGCTCAAAACTACTTCGTATAATCTCTCGGTCTTTTGGTGAAAATAAACTTAAATGTATTATTTCCTGTTTTCCGTCTATTAGGACACCATCGGCAACTGATTTTCTTGATAGTTTTACTGATGTTTCGCCGTTTCTTGTTGCTAAATTCCGCTCTTGTGTTAAAGGATTAACCAATTTCCAACCCTTTTTACTTCTCGTAGCAAAATATTCGGGCAAAATCAATTCAGGTTCTCCCATTCTTGTTATAGCCACTTTTTCGTCTTTCGCAATTTTCGGCATCTATAATATTAATATATATTTTATTTTTTCCGTTATTACTAAATTGCTCTAAACAGAAAATACTATTATAACATATTATTTTCGCTATCGCCTCTATTTATAGGACTTGATGGTTGTATAATGGGTTGTCTATTTATTAGCATTTCATCTACTTCTAATTCTACTGCCGTATCTCGAACTATTCTTATTCCACAAAAACTACATTCTTTACATTTGCTTTTATACACTAAACTCGCACATTTTAAAAGAAATCCTGATGTCGTAGCAACAAAGGAAATCCAAAAAACTTCACTTAAAACCATCTATATAATATAGGTGGGATAAAAACAACAGCATATATATTTTTCAAATATACCTCTTGCCGTTCGTTTATCTCCTAATAATTCTTCTAATACCGATATAGCATTCCCATCACTATCTATATTAGAATACATTTGTATATAGTTATATTTTTATTAAGTATAAGCAAGTTCTCCTGTTGTAGGGTTATAAAATAAGGCTACGAACCCAGCTTCCACACCAAAATCTCGTATAGGTTTCACAATAAACCTACTTGTTCCAAGAGTATTTAACGCCGACCCTGTTCCGTTGATAACTATTGAGTTGGAGTGTTGATTTGTTTGTCCTGCTAAATACCCACAAGCGACAGAGGCAGTCCCCTGCGATGTTTGTCCTGATTGTCTCCCACAAGCGGTCGCATTAACCCCCTGTGATGTTCGTCCTGCTTGAACTCCACAAGCGGTCGCATTAGCCCCCTGTGATGTTTGTCCTGCTAAATACCCACAAGCGACAGCATTATCTCCCTGCGTTTCTTGTCCTGCTAATCTTCCACAAGCGACAGAATTAACCCCTTGCGATACTTCTCCTGATTGAACTCCACAAGCGACAGAACCAGCCCCTTGCGATACTTCTCCTGCTTGATTTCCACAAGCGGTCGCATTAACCCCCTGTGATGTTTGTCCTGCTTGAACTCCACAAGCGGTCGCATTAGCCCCCTGTGATGTTTGTCCTGCT